GCGCATTGACTGCGCCCCTGGTTATTACGCAGCAACGCGGCAAGCAAGCTCGGGATACAGCGGCGCCCAGCCGTAGAGCACATCCAAACGAGTCGGGATTGAATCGTTATTTATTGTGTACTGCCTAACGACACGAATGGACATCCCCAGCTCTTTGTCGCTTGCACGACCAGCAAAGTGCACACCTTCTGGCAGCTCAAGGTCAGCCATCGCAACGGTAAACGCATTGCGGTGCATAACAATATTCTGCGGTGACACGGTGCCAGAGCTGTTAAAGAAGGTAACCGCCGCGGTTGCGCTCGTGGTCGGAATGCTGACGTTTTGGAACTGACCAGCAGTAATAACGGCAGGCGAAACAGTTACGCTAAACGAAGTGCTGGTGCCAGAAGCAGCAGTTTTCACAACAAAGTTACGCAGCTTGTTCGTGCCATACGCTTGACGGTTCTGCGGGTTGACCGCATACACGCCAGCAATCTGGAAGGTGTCGCCAGCATTCAGCGAAACAGCGCCAGTTGCAATCAGCGTGATAGTCGAGGTTGAAGCCCAGCCGGTTGTCAAAAAGCCAGTGGCGGTCGTAGTCGCAACAGCACCAGTTCCAGCAAACGAACCAAACGTTTGCGAAACAACGTTTTGATCCATCTTCCACTTCATGCCGGCCGAATCCGTACCCATCAGACCTTTCTCGTATTGCTGAGAAATTTTCTGGTTCGGCACAAACAGACCTTTCAGGCTGTCAACAATCGTTGCACTGGTGAACGGTTCCACGATGCACGAACGACGGCCATCACGCGGCGCACCTTCACTGTCCAAATAGGCGCCAGCGGTCAGGTAGGTCAGCAAGCTGGTCGGCGGCGTGCCTGCAGTGCCGACGATGTTCGCGGTGTTGGCAGCAGCGGTAACCAAACCATCGCGGTCAATCTTGTTAGCAATAGCGGCCACGGCCGGTTTCAGCACGCGGTCCGAAAACATATCCAACGACAGCGCCAGATCCTGAGTCGTAAAGCTGGTGTCAACGTGGAACTGAGTCGACAAAGTAACCGGGCAGCTCGTCTCGTTGAAATCTTCAACGTTAAGAGCCGGACCAGTGGTGCCGATAAAACGACCCGGACGGCGAACGTTTACGGTCGCGCCGATTTTCCCGCCCACAACAGCGAATTGATCGTCGTAATTGCGATCGACTTCATTCGTAAAAGTCAATTCGTTTTCAAGCACCATCAGTGCTTCATTCGTGATTTTGCTGATAGTCAGCAGATTATTAGCCATGATTGATTCCTAAATAAAAGATTATCGAATTTTTCCTGCCAGCCTTGCCTGTTTCCATGCTTGATAAGATCCGTGGAAAACTCCATCTGAGTTGACCTGCGTATCCATTGCACTTCCACCGCCCTTAATGGGCCTGATCGGTGCTGGCGCTCTTTGTTTTGTTGCAGCAGCTTTCGCCGGTTCCTTTTTCTCGAATCGCGCTTCCAGTTTCCCAATCTCGCGCAATGCAGTAATCGTGGACATTTCAGACAGCTTTTGTGCAAACTCTGGATTCTCGGCCAAGTGATAGAGCACCTGCGGCCCGACATCACTTTCAAGTATTGCATCCCGCACCTGGTCGCTAACAGCGACATCGCTTGATGCAACAACGTCCTCAAAATCCGGTAAATCTGCCTTCACCGCGGTGATCCGGTCAGTCCATTGTTTGATGGTTTGCTGACGTTCCGTTGCGGCTTTCTTTTCTGCCTCTTGCCGGTCACGATCCTTTAATGCTTTTTCTGCGGAAAATTCAGCCAGTGCGCGTGCATATTCAAACGCATCAGTGAATTGCTCGGGCTTCGGTTCAGCATCAGGATCAGCTGCCTTTTCGGGCGCTGCCTTTTGCTCATATTCCCGTAGCCTTGCTTCGGCGCTCTCGCGGCCTGCGCGTTCCTTTGCTGCTTCGGCTTTCGCCTGTTCGCGCTGCTTTACGACTTCGCCAATCCGCTTCTCGATCTTGGGCTTGCTTTTCTTTTCCGGTTCGTCTGCTGCGGCCTCTTTCTGCTCAGGTTCGGCGTCTGCCTCAGATTCATTCTGACCCTCGTCCGATTCGACTGGATCCGCTTCTACGGCCTCGGTCGGTTCGTCCTGGGCAGCTAAACCCATTCGCTGAGCATAAAATTCGGCTGCATTTTCACTGGTTAAAACGGTTGCTGCTTGCGTTTCTGATGCTGACATGGATTACTCCAAGAGATTGAACCCAGTGAACCCACTGGTAGGACACTTCTAAACCCTTGATAAATTGCTGTCAATTATTGAATAAATGGGCTGGCACCTGCCGAAATATCCTCAACCGCAATCTGTGCCGATTTCTGTTGTTCAACATTTCGGCGCTCAATTTCAGCTTCCAGCCGGCGCGTATCCATGTGATGCAGCATCAGCTGCACAATGCCCTCAATTTCTGACTTGTTCTGGCTGGTGATGGCGCGGGTGTTTTGGTCGTTCACGCGCACTTCGGCCATCGTTTCGGTGTTGTGCGCTCTGGCGGTCACATCCATCAGCTTGCGCTGGGTTGCGCCCTTTTCCTGCATTTCCTTGACCGATGCGCCATGCTGAATGTCAAGCTTGAGTGCGGCATTCTCTTGCTGCAAATCGAGCATTGCCTTTTTGCTTTGCTGCAGCTGCATCTGGATCTGTGGCGGCACCGGTGATTTGTCATCAATCTGCGCCAGCGGGTTGGCAGCGGCGAGCCGGTCGGCAATCACTTCGGCGCCGGGGAAATCCATGTTGCGGAATACCAGATCGCCAGCAATGTTGAACAGCTCAGGCTTTCCAGCCAGCAGTGGCATCATCGCCTCAACCGCCTGTATGCGCTTGCTGTTGTAGCCTGGCCCCGTATCCATCACCACATCGTATTCACCTACTGTAACGTCGTTCAAGACCTTCAGCACGCCCATTTCATCCTGTTTGCGCTCGTTAATCGTGACCAGATCCGGCTGGCCATCGGCGCCAATAATCCGCATCACGCGCTGTTCGTTGTAAATGTGCGGCGCCAGATCCAGAATAATTTGTCCGGTCTGACGAATTGAGCGCGTCAGGTTGTCATAAAAATGGTAATTGTTCATGTCAATCTGCTGTTGCTGACCGTTCAATGCTTTGCCGCTGATATTGCCCCGTATGTTGCTGGGATCAAATATCCCGAGCACCGTCTGCAGATCCTCATTGATCGCCGCGGCTGCGGTCATCACGCCGGCTGGTGGCGGTTCCGGCTGCAGGCGTACAGGCACCGGCGCCGGCCGGCCGTCAATGTCCGTCTGTTTGTAGCGCAGCACTGGGTTGCTGGCAATATTTGCCCTCGTCCATTCGTTCTCGTGACCTTCGTCCTGACCTTCGGCCAGCAACCATTTGGCTTTGGGCGCCAGAGCAACCGATTCGGTCATGCTGGTGCGCCAGTAGTTATACATTCTGCTCGGATCTTTGGCGAACCGGACCAGACCGTATTTTTTGCGCTTGTCGTTGACGATCAGCTGGGCGCCGTAGACCGGCACGACCGGAATAAACCGCCCAGGCCAGATTTTCTCGTCCAGCACTTCCATCGCGGTGACTTTGCACCATTTGATCTGCTTCCTGAAGCTGTCGCGCTCGTCAACCACCGTGATACCGGCCAGCGCCATCGCTTCGGCGCTCGGCAGCTCGTCCTTGAATACTGATGTGCCATCAGACAGCATCAGCAGCTTGGTTTTAACGCGTTCGGTGTAAAAATATTCGGCAATCCGAATATCCTCTTTGCTCACCCACTCGGCCCAGCTGTCGCCGGTTGCAGTGGCTTTGAATTGCCCGCCGTCATCAGCATCGGGATATTGTTTGTTGAATACCGCTTTCGGAATCATCGTGGTGATCAGGCATCGCTCGGCGTCAGATCCATCAGGCTGCGTGCTGTTGGGATCGAAATAGACGGTAAACGGGTTGTCGATCTGCCGGATATAGATCTCTTGGTCGAATGAATCCTCGCGCACAAAGTCGGTGACGATTCTCCAGTAACCCCAGCCCATGCGAACCGCGTAATCAAATGCGGTGTCGTACGCGGTGTCTGCGTTGCTGTTGATCTCGATGTGACGTGTGATGCCTTCTAACACCTCTGCGACCTTCTTATCAGCCTGTGTGTTGGTCGGGTGCACCTTAATCCGCGGCCGTTGCTGGCGCTGTTGGTTTGTGACCTGGCGAACGTAAGCATCGAGCTTGTTGATCGTCAGACACGGCCGAGATTCCAGATTGCGGCTGTTCTGCGTTTCGACTGGCCACTGATCACCGGCGGCAAACTTTAAATCCTCCAGTGCTTCACTGCGGTTCGTGCTTTCAGCAGTAGACACCAGGCGCAGGAATTCAATCGCATCAGTAATCCGTTTGTCGTAATCGTCACTTTGATAGGCCATGTTTTACCCTTTTCAATTCATCCAGCTGCCCATTTGCAGCATTTCAGGCCGGCGCTTCTGCGCTCGGCGCGGTTCGTTAACCATCAGGCCGATATAACGGAATGCGTCGGCGCCGTGACTGTATCCGTCGTGCAGCGGCATCTTGCTGAATCGGCCATCTTCGTCGACATCATAGCGATAATGGCGCAGGCACGAAATGCCGTCGGCGGCGTTCTCGCGGTCAAACCAGCAGTTTGGAAAGATTGTCCTGGCTGCGTTGATGCTGTCTGGAATAGGCACCTTCGGTATGATCTTCACCTTGTAACCGGCGCCGCGCACGATTTCCTCGATGCTCTTACCGTTCGCCGCCAGAGTTTTGTTCTCGGCGTCGTGCGGTAGCCACAAAGTATCGTAGACGTAGCCATGCGTTTGCATCTGCGACAGGTAATGACTGATGGTTTTCTGGTTGTCCTCCATGTAACGGATCAACCGTGTTTCCATGCCGACAAACTGCAGATACCAGATCGCGGTCGCGTCGGACCAGCCCAAGTCAAAGATCGCGTGCACTGGCTTGCTCGGATCGTAAGCAACCCGGCAGATCCTGCCTTCCAGCTCGGCCATTTGCATCTCGTTCGCAAAGATGGCGCCGTCGACCGTCTGCCGGCAGATGCCCTCCCACACGGTGTTATAGGCGCTCATGTCGCGCTCGCGCAGTGCGTCTTTCTCTAAGCGTAGCACTTCGGGAAACCACGGATTATCTGACCAGTTGACCTTTACGCTCTGGCAGTCAGGCGGAGGATGCAGCACAAAACGTTGATACGTTTCGTCGGTTTCCAGCTCAGGATTGAACGAAACCCAGATTTCTGACTTGTTTTTGCGGATCGTTGGAATAAGCACGTTCCAGCTCATCCTTGATACTGTCTGCGCTTCCTCAACCCACGCTATATCCACGCCTTCAAATGATTTTATGTTGCTGATGTTGTTTTTCAGACCGGCAAATGCAAAATCGGTGCCGTTCTTGCCGCGAATGCTGGCCTGTGTGATCTCGTAAAACGACAACAAACCGAGCGCCTCAATCTGATCACAGAGCAGCTTGTGCACGCTGTCTTTGATGCTGGTCTGGTATTCCCGCGCACACAAGATCCGCATCGGTGATCGAGCGCCGAGGATCAATAACGCCCTGGCAATGCCCCAGCTCTTAGCACCGCCGCGGCCACCCCAGCAGCATTTATACCGCGCTGGCTTAAACAGGAATTCCAGCTTTTCGGGGAATTCTGCCTTTGCGATTATTTCTTTAGGCTTCAGCATCGTTTTTAACAAACGATACTTGAATGCCCGACAGCAGCGGGGCGCCGTCTTGACCGGTCAGCTCTTGCTTGACGGTTTCGGACCAGCGCATCTGCGCCTTAGTCCACCAGATCAGAGCTGTGGTGTCACCGCCCTGCGCTTTGTTGAATAACGTATCAGCAACGCGAGCCGATGCCTGCGCCTTACCCATCTGCAGATCGTCTGGATAGTGCTTTCGCAGCGTCACATCGCTGATGCCGATCAGCGCCCCGATCTGCTCGTGCGGCAATCCAAGACCGGACATTTCGCGCACGCGTTTGCGCGTTTCTTCGGTTGGTCTGTGTGCTTTAAAAGGCATTTTCTTTTATAAAGGCAAGCTTCACCGTTTATTCCGCTTTGAAATCGCCGCCGCTTTGCTCTTCGCATCAGCCTTAGAACTGGCGCCCCACGCCTTCAGAGACAGCGCCAGCCGCGTCGGTTCCCCGTTTGGTTTCTCCATCGGACCAGGCATACCGCCCATTCTTGCGAGAAATGAAGCCCTGCGAGGATTGTCACCAGCTTTGACCGGCGGCTTCAATGTGCCGCCGGTTTCAGCGTGATAGCTGGCGCGGCCTTTTGCGTTTAGGCCACCGGCCGGATTCTTTCCGGCTTTCTTCGTCCAGGCTGCGCTCATCGTTTCTTCTTCGCCGCTTCGCGTTTCACGGAATAAGCGATCGCCACGGCCTGTTTGATGGGCTTTCCGGCTTTCACTTCTGCCTTGATGTTTTTCTCAAACGCTTTCGGGCTGGTTGATTTCTTCAATGGCATGAGGTGCCTCTAAGTCGATGATGAGTGATTGATAAGCGCCGATTGTCGCTTGGGCTTGAATCACAAAGACGTTTGCCTTTTGCAATTCAGCCTCAAGCGCAGTAATTTTCGCTTTGAGCGAGTCAATCGTTATCATTTATTGCTGTGCAACGTGAACCAGAGCAAAAGAAATCACGATAGCTTCCGACAATGAGCCTGCACTGGCATTTGACACAACAATCGTGAACGAACCGGCAGCAACCGCCGCGATCGACAACAAATAGGTGCCTGCCGTAGTCGCACCGGATTTGATAGCAACGACCGGCACATCGTATGCAGAAACCATTGAATTCGTCACAATAAATGCGACTTCAGAGCCGGCAGTGAGTGCGGCGTTGTTCATGGTGATTGTTCCGCAAGGCGCGTTGACGGTCACACCGGTTGATTTGTTAGTTGCTTGCGTCACAGCAGTTGGCACCGCGGTTGAGCTGCCGGTGTTGTAACCGAATTGACCCGTAACGGCATTCACCAAAGAATTGTTTGCGTTAATAATATCCTGATCTTGATACGCCACGCCTATTGCTTGAGAATTTGCCATGATTTTTCCTTATTGAGTTACGACTGCACAAATATCCATTTCGGAGATTATCTGATAATCCTGACCGTCGATATTATGCGTCGGCCACTTAAGATAATCCCCGTTACCATACTTAATAAAATCACCGACTGATATTTCGGTTGCTTTTGGTCCTGTCGCCACCACGGTTCCCTCGTTAAAGGGTTCCGTGTTTTTAACAATCAGCACGTTCGACAGCTGCCGCACCAGTGGCTTGACAACGACCTTGTTACCCATCGGCCGGATCATGCTGCCACCTTCGCCGCTGCTACCTTCACAGGCCGACCACGTTTACGCTGTGGGGGCGGCATCAATGTGATGGTTGTCGGCACACTGGTGTGGATCGGTTCCATGCCGGCAATACGGACAAATTCACCGCACCAGTCGGTTTCGTGCTTGTTCTGCATTAACGGGAAACGTCTGCAGTTTCCCATTATTTGATGATTTCTAAAAAATCGACAAAAGCTACAATTTTCTATAATGTCAGATTCAGCCATTTCAATTTCTCCCAATTGCGATGGTTAGAAAGCCCGGCATCTCAGAAGTGTCGGGCTTTCGCTTACTGGCAGGATTTACGGTCGTGCGAATAGCAAACAGACTCGCTGCGGCCGGTGTTGAATTGCTTGTCGGCGCCGGTCTTGTCTTGCATACCCTGGGCATTACCGCCGCGCATCGGTTCTTTTTTGTCGGTTGTTTTGTCGGATGACACAACGCCAGCCGGCATTTTTGCATTATTTCCATAAGCCATGATGATTTTCCTTAGTGAAGAAAACGAAGTTTGTAGAGTGTAGAGTTTATGAGTTCTGCGATATTGTCGACCAGCTGAACCAGCTCGCTGTCTTGCGGTAAATGCTTGCGTGATTCTTCGACAAAATCTTTTAGACCGGTCATGTATTTGACTGGCTCGTCGATCGGCAGATGATAGTCTGACGAATAGCCGGTAATTAAATCATACCGACCTTGATAGTTTTCAACAAAATCATCAACGCGTTCGATGATTGTTTCGTAGTATTTTTGCAAGGCTTTGTGTTTGCTATAACTATCGGTTTTGAGGTGCAATAGATGTGCGTTAGTGCCGCTATGCAGCAGCACTAAGACAAAATCAGCAACATCAGCAACATCAGCCATGCGTGCCTTTCAAGGCAACGGCGACCGCCGGGTGAGCGCCCGCATCGCTCAAGTCGCCGTTTAGCGGGTTTGCGTTTCACGGAGGAGATCAACGCAATAACAGAATAACCCCTCAAAATCTGCTCGTCAACATCCTTTTAACCAATAATTCCACATCCACAGTATTCCGCACCAATGCCCTTGATCCTTGCCAGGACGCCCCCCACGCGGTTTGCAGAGCGTTTTCCTTACCATTGCCTGCCTTTACTTCTACAAGCCATGTGATACCGTGTACGGCCACCAGTAAGTCAGGCACTCCCTTGCCCAATGAAGCGAGACTAAGCACTGAGCAGCCTAGCTGCCTAAAGGCTTTGACAATTTCGTTGTGGTTCGAATCTACCCTCGCAGCGCGTCGCATGTTTTTTTCCAGAGTTCTTTTTCGGTGCCATAACGTCGTTCAAACTCTTTCAGCCACGGATGCCTGCTGACCACTTCCTCGTTGTTCAGTCCTGAAGCGTGATGGCCAGGACAAAGCCCGATGGTGTGCAAGTGACCTTTCCTACGACCCGATTCTAGGATGTGATGAACGCAACAGGGAACGTAGCCGAATCCTGCCTCCAGACAGACGATGCAGCCCAGCTCGGCCACCGACTGCATCCACTTTTTCTCAGCTTTCGTCATAGCCCTCTGGTGCCGGTATTTTAATCCCTGCGTGATGACTGGCAGCATTCAGCCAATCCAGCCATTCCGAAAACCGCTTTTTCCCGTAACGACTGGTTCGTCGGCCTAGCATAACCATTCCCCCTTCCAGTCCAGGCGAGATCCGCGGTGAAGTCTCGCCCTCAAAAGCAGCGGTCAATACATCTTTCCATTCCTCGTCGGTCAGCCAGCAGAGGCTTCCATTAATCGGCCACTGCTTCTGCTTTGCCCACGCCCCCAAAATCGGCCACTGGGCTGCATTCTGACCATTATTCCTCCGTTCCTCACAAACTGGACAGATCATTTCGGCCTCTGATTCTCGCTGACCAGCCGCCGAACCCTAAAAAACCCTGCATAGTCGGGATATTGATCTTCAAATTTTCTAGCGTAATGAGCGCAATAATTGTTGTTGAGTTTAAATTCTTTGCCGGTGGTCTCAATCTGAACATGCCAGCGGATTCGCTCAAAGACTGCTGAAGCGCCGTAGTGGGTAAAATCTTTCTGAATAATCATCAACACGTATTTTTCAAACAACCTCCAGACCTCCTGGTTGTTCATGTCAAACTGCTCAAAGTCTCGGTAAATCTGTTCTGCCCTAGTCATAAATCCTCCGATTTAAAGTGGGTTTTGCCGGTGGTAACACGGCCCTGCGATAACGCCCGATCCAGACTGCACCTTGCGAGCGTGTTTCTTACGGCATTGTTTACAATAATAGTTGGTGTGTCGCACAAAGAAATTTGTATTCCCGCAATGCAAACACACTAAATCAACGCTGGGCGGTGGTCGGCTGGGTGACTTCATGCCAGCTCCATTCCATTAATAACCCCTGCGTCCTGACATTTCCGTAAAAACTGCGCTGAGTCAGATCCAGCCCCAAAATGCCGAGCCTGCATCACGATGAAATCCACCTGCTGCTGGTTTTTCACTTTGTCGACCGTCCACCAGGGCATCCGCGGGTTTAGCTTTGCAGTCGCCACCCTCTCGAGCGCCGCGGCCTGTTCTGCGCTGGGCTGGGTGCGCTCAAGAGGGGGACCCGGCAGTAGCAATTTCGGCTTGTTTTGCAGTAAAGCCTGAAACTGCCCCAAGGTAGGCGGCCAGTCTGGAAACTGAACCGGCAGCTGCTTTAAAGCCGCTTGCACCGATTCAGCATCGCCATCCAGCTGAGCCCATGTGTCTATCCAGCCCTCAATCTCGCTTTCGTCTTTGAACAATGACGAGAATTTTTGAGCGTACATACTTTTAAAAACTTGGTGCAGCCTGACCGACCATGACCGTTTCATTGGATTTCCTCCCACGGGTTTATTAATCGAGCCTCTTTCTCTAGCTCGCGTTCCAGAATCTTGCGGGTCGCAGCTCCTACGCTAAACGGTTCAGCTTTTCCCTTCATCCAATCCGCTTTAAATCCGGTCCAGCCTCGAGCGCAGCATTCCCGTAAAACCGCTTCAATCTCGATGCCAGCCTTGCCAGCTTCCTTTTCTATGCCCCGTAGCGCCGATTTTGTAAGCGGTGCCTTTTTTGCCCGGCGGAGAGTCAAAAAATCCTGCCAAACCTCCTCGGATACAGTTTCTGGACAATTACACGCGCCCTGCGCAACTGTCTTTGTTTTTGTACTGGTTAATAGTTGTTGTTTCTCGTTTAACGGTTCTCGGTTAGTGTTTAGGGTTATTTTGGGTTCGGCTTGGGATAACGGTGGGTTATCGGTGGGTTTATTCTTTGGTCTGCCACCTTTAATTCCATTGGCTTTTTGTTTATCAAGGAATGCGTGATAAGCCTCAATTTCTACATCTGCCCTCTTGTTACGATACCCTTCTTCAGTCTTTTCAAAAAATTCAAGCAAGACAATTTCAACAGTATCAGCATCAATCCGTAACCTACGGGAAACCAGTGGGATATTGTTGGGTATTGGCTTTTCAGTGTCGTAGTAGCTATCAAGCAACCGGCGATAAGCAATATCCTCTAACGGGGATAAATGCGAGGTGTGTTTGATGTAATCGCCAATGTTAAACTGGTAATAAAACAAAACAATCTCCTTCGGTGCTGGCCTATCCGGTGAGATGTTCCGGGAAGTCGGCACCCTTGACGGGTTTGAAACGGTCAGATAGACCAGCCCGAAAAAGACTGTTTTCTCTGACTCCCTATGCGCCTCTCACAACGCAGAAAAATCATATTACCTTCCATCTTTAATTGCAAGCATTTCATTCCGCAGCTCAACCGCGGCATCCACGCCCCGTTTCTGCCTGACTTTTTCAAGGTATTCTTTCCGATCCTTGCGCTTGAGGATGGTCCTGGCCTCGCACTCCAGGCGCCACGCCTCGCTGCTCGAGCTGACGATCCGGCCATCGCGGAGAGTCACCGCATCACTCATAGAGCCCTTGATTGATTGCAAGCGCACCCTTTGTGATCGAGAAAATGCGCCAGGCATTCACCTCCGGAATGATCGCTTTCCACGCAGAAACCGCCTGCGTCGACAGCTTCAACGCCTCGGCAACAGCCCGAACGCCCCCGTAATATGCAATAACGTCTGATTTTAGCATCTGTAACCTTTTGATTTGTTTATGTTATAAAATACTTGCAAAATGATGTTGCAAAGTGTTGCGGTAGTCATTATGATTCTTTCCATACCAGATTGCAAACAAAACTTCACAGGAGAAACAAAATGAACAACAAATTACATGATGCCCACATTCAAACCATGAATAATTATGATGATTACATGAATAATTTAGCAGATCAGGAAGCTAATGATCAGATGCGTGAAGCTGAAGGACGTTGGGAAGATCAGGGTTGCAGCAATAATTACGATTACGAAAACTATTGATTCTCCTGCCCCTGCCCACGCGGGGGTTTTGGAATACGCAGCCAGAGCGAGTCTGGCAACCAAACGGAGAAACAAAATGAAAATTAAAATCGTAGAAGCAAACCGCGCAAAGATCAACGCCATGCTTGATGAGCTCAACGGCAAAGCAACAGAGCACACTGCAAGCGCTGAAAATATTTTCAAACTTGCGGAAGCGATGGAAACAAAATTAGATCGTTTCAGTATTTTCAAAAAAGATCGCGCTGGTGCTAAAGCATCGGGCATGTCTGGCGGTGATGTGCCGAGCGCTTACAAATATTCGCGCATTATTAATGACTACACGATCGAGCGTGGATCTTCTGAATGGTTTTTAATTGCGGTATCAAAATATTCAAATTACGGCAACGCTGCAAAAGACTGGATTATGCTGACACCGGCGCAACGCGACATTGCAGTGTCAAAATTTACCGCCCTTTTCGGTGTGCAAAAAGTTGTTGAACTGGCGGTGGCAGCATGACCGCCGAACGCTGCATGTGTGGATCTCAAGATTGTAAGCGCTGCTATCCGAATGGCAGTTTTGAAATCACAGACGATGACCGCGCAGACGCCCTCGATGACATAGTCGAGGAAGTGCTCGACACCGGCAAATTCCCGCAGCTCGGCCGCACTGAAGTCGATCTGTATGAATTTGTCACCGAGGAATTGGATTCTAGTTTTGCATACGAGCTGGTGGTTGCTGCTCTCGGAACAAACAAACAAGGGCTAGAGATTCGCATCGAGCGTCTGCATGACCAAGTGCAGGCCATGCTTAAAAAACACCTTGCCGATGCAGATTGCGTTGAAGAATTGGCGCAAGACATTGCAGATGACAAGGGGCAAGAATGAAACAGATCATGCTTGATTGTTTGCTCGGAATTGGACTGTTTGCAGCAACGTGGATTTTTGTAGTTTTACTTTTCTCACTTAATTAACGGAGGCATTATGAACAAATCAGAATCAGTAGCAGGACTGGCAGCAGCACTAGCAAAAGCGCAGGGAGCCATGAAAGGCGCAATTAAAGACTCTGCTAACCCTTTCTTCAAGTCCAAATACGCCGACCTTGCCAGCGTAGTCGAGGCCATCCGAGCCGCGTTCAGTGCCAACGGCCTGTCCTACATCCAGACCGTCGAGCCTTCAGAAAAAGACGAGGTGCGAGTAGAAACTACCTTGTTGCACAGCTCGGGTGAGTGGATCTCCTGCGGGGTTTTGTCCTTGCCGGTCAGCAAAGTCGATGCCCAGGGATACGGATCGGCTTTAACTTACGCTCGCCGTTACAGCCTCTCAGCAGCGGTCGGAGTGGCGCCCGAAGATGACGATGGCAACGCAGCCAGCGCAGCAAAGCCCAAAAAGACAATGGATTGCACAACCCATATGTTTGCACTGGGAGCCGCGCCTACACTGGATGACCTGCAGGCTGTTTTCAAAACCGCCTACAAAGAGGCGCAGGCCGAGAATGACACAATGGCAATGGCAACCCTCACCAACGCCAAGAACAAGCGCAAAACAGAACTGTCGGCAGCATGAAAGTCATAGACGCAGTCCAGGGAACACCGGAATGGCTGGCCAGTCGTGCCGGCCGAGTCACAGCCAGCATGATTTCCAATGTTTTAATGAAGCCCGAAACCGCGGGTTACAGGGATTACCAGGCGCAGCTCGTCGCTGAAATCTTGACCGGCAAGCCGCAGGGTTCCAGCTTTACGAATGAGCACATGCAATTTGGAACCGAAACGGAACCACTTGCCAGAAGCGCGTATGAGGCCGAGACAGGGTTTTCGGTTGACGAGGTGGGGTTATGTATCCATCCGACGATAGATCGCGCAGGAGCCTCGCCTGACGGTTTGGTGGGCAATTCTGGATTAGTGGAGATCAAGTGTCCGAAAGTTGCCACTCACCTTGCCAATTTGATCGCCGGAGTTGTTCCAACAGGCTACAAAAATCAAATGATGTGGCAGATGGCCTGCACTGGTCGGGATTGGTGCGATTTCGTCAGCTTCCGGCCTGACCTGCCAGAAAACTTGCAACTGATGATTGTTCGGTTTAAACGGGATGAAAAGGAAATAGAA